GACGATGTTTGGGGCGGATTGACATCAATGAAAAAGAACTTGTAATGAATAAAGGAGGAACCATGACCCTGTCAAACACAGCCGTTCCGAAGTATTACGGTCAGTTCCGTGATAGGGTCATGGCCGGAGAGATCCCGGTATGCCATGAGATCGAGATGGAGATGAACCGCATCGACGATCTCATTCGTAATCCAGGGATCTACTATGACGCCGACAAGGTCGAGGGATGGGTTAAGTTCTGCGAGAAGGAACTCACCCTGACCGACGGATCTCCGGTTCATCTTCTCGATAGTTTCAAACTCTGGGGCGAGCAGATATTTGGTTGGTACTACTTTGTCGAACGATCGGTCTATATTCCGAATCCTCATGGAGGTCCGGGTCGATACGAGAATCGTCGGATCTGCAAACGTCTGATCAACAAACTATATTTGATCGTCGCCCGTGGCGCCGCCAAGACCATGTTCGCCGAATTCATCCAGGCGTATTTCCTTATCATGGATACATCGACGACTTCGCAGATCGTTGTGGCCCCGACCATGAAGCAGGCCGAGGAAACCATGATACCATTCCGTACTGCAATCATTCGATCTCCCGGTCCACTCATCAAGTTCCTTTCCGAAGGCTCGCTTCCCGGTAACGGACCGAAATCTACTCAGGCCAAGCTCGCCTCGACCAAGAAGGGTGTGGAGAATTTCCTCACAGGTTCACTTCTTAAGGTTCGTCCGATGTCAATTGACAAGCTCCAGGGCCTTCGTCCCAAGGTATCGACCGTTGACGAATGGTTGTCCGGTGATATTCGCGAGGATGTGATCGGCGCCATCGAACAGGGCGCGTCAAAGCTGGACGACTATCTCATCGTGGCCACCTCTTCCGAGGGCACCGTCCGAAACTCGGTCGGCGATACCATCAAAATGGAGTTGATGGACATTCTCAAAGGAGAATACGTCAATCCTCATGTCTCCATATTCTATTATCGGCTTGACGATGTCAAGGAAGTCTCCAATCCGGACATGTGGATCAAGGCAAATCCCAATCTTGGGCAAACGGTTACCTATGAAACCTATCAGCTCGACGTCGAACGCGCCGAGAAGGCTCCCGCCACCCGCAATGACATTCTGGCGAAGCGATTCGGCATCCCGATGGAGGGCTACACCTACTTCTTCACCTTCGAGGAGACGCTTCCCCATCGGAAGAAGGACTTCTGGGGCATGCCGTGTGCGCTCGGTGCCGATCTGTCCCAAGGCGACGACTTCTGCTCGTTCACGTTCCTGTTTCCCCTGTCCGACGAGACATTCGGCGTCAAGACGAGGAACTACATTTCAGCCTATACCATGCAACATCTTCCTTCGGCGGCTCGTCAGAAGTACGAGAATTTCCTGAATGAGGGATCGTTGTTCGTCATGGATGGTACGGTGCTCGATATGGTGCAGGTGTATGAGGATCTCGACAAGTACATCACCGAGTCGGAGTATGATGTGCGATGCCTCGGTTACGATCCGTATAACGCCAAGGACTTCGTCGCACGGTATACCATGGATTACGGCGAGTTCGGCATCGAGAAAGTGATTCAGGGTGCCAAGACCGAATCCGTTCCATTGGGCGAATTGAAGAAGCTGGCCGAGGATCGTCGTCTGCTCTTCGATGAGGAACTCATGTCGTTCACCATGGGTAACTGTATCGTCCTTCAGGACACGAACAACAACAAGAAGCTGTACAAGGCTAAGCGCGAGGACAAGATCGACGCCGTTGCGGCCATGATGGACGCGTTCGTCGCATACAAGAACAATCGCGACCTCTTCGACTGATTGGAGATTCAAAATGGTGGATTTTTCCGATAAGCAACTTGACGCCGAGGACATGCTTCCAGAGAATTGGAGAACTTCAATGAATCATAGCGATGAGCTCTATCACTTCGGCGTAAAGGGCATGAAGTGGGGCGTCCGCAAGAAACGTGACAAGCCCAGTAAGGCGCAGCTTAACAAGCCGAATGCTGATTACACTTCCAGACAGCGTATAACGGATCGGGCAAGTTATGGCAAGAAGGGTGTCAAGCGCATCAATCGCCGTATGAACAAAGGGCAGTCGCATTTTCGCGCAGCGACTACCGAGATGATCAGTCTAGCCGCGAAGACGTCTGTGGCTTCGCTTGCGGCTGGAGGTCTGACTGTGGCTTCGACTCCGGAGGGTCGAGCCATCATGAAAGCCAGTGTCGGGACGCTGAAGAGCGCCATCGGGCATAGCGCTCCGTATATGAATTATCTGAGGGCTCGGTATGGGGCTGGATATTCCTGGGCTTCTCCGGCGAACGAAGCTTTGAAGGCAATTGGTAATAAGATCATTGTCAATACTGTGACATCAAGGTAGGAATAATCATGACCGATGAACTTTATCATTTCGGCGTAAAAGGCATGAAGTGGGGTGTTCGACGAGCCGAGCGTAATACACGTAAACAGGCGAGGAAGGACGCTCAGGAGACCGCTCGATCCAAGATGTATTATGGCGAAGGCGCCGGAGTTCGCCGACGCAACATTAATTCCGTGGTCAAGCAGCGTTCAAAAGATCCAACCTACAAGAAGGCCTTTGACGAAGAGTACTCAAAACAGGATATGGGCAAGGCTCGTCGTGATGCCGAACGGCAACGCAAGACCACTGATCGTGTCGAACCGGTTAAGACCGGAATCGGCCGTGGCGTGAAGAAGGCGGTTCGTGCGGGGACCAAGGCTGTAACGTTCGCCGCGACGACCGCAGCAGGTGTGGCGACTTCGTATTATATTTCCCATCCGGATGAAGCCAAGCTAATGGTTAACAACATTGCCCAAAAAGCCTCGAACGCAATCAACAGGGCCCGTAACGTAGCCCGTGGCGCCCAGTTCCTTCGAAAGATGGGTCTGTGATGCGATCCTATCACGAGCTCATCCGGCGTTTGGATTTTCTCGACCGGTTCCATTACCTGCAATGTCATGGATCCGTCGGGGGACCGACATTCGGTTCCGAACGTTGGATGAACCAGCGGTTCTATCGATCGCCCGAATGGAAACACGTTCGTGATTTGGTGATCGCTCGGGACAACGGTTTCGATCTCGGGTGCCCCGATCATCCCATCGCCGGGAAGATCATGATACATCACATCGAGCCGTTGACTCCTGATTCCATAGAGCACGGCGACAATCTACTGCTCGATCTGGACAATCTGATCAGTTGTTCGTTGGCGACGCACAACGATCTGCACTTCGGAACCGACGAACGGGCTCGTCCATTGGTCGAACGGAAACCCAACGACACATGTCCATGGAGGTAACTTCAAAATGGTAGATTTTTATCGGATTGGAGGACCGTGATGAATGAAAGCATTCTTAAGTCGATTAAGAAGGCGATTGGGCTGGATCCTGATTCATCCGATTTCGATGACGATCTTGTCGTATTCATCAATTCTGCGTTCTTCAATCTCAGACAATTGGGAGTTGGTCCCTCAGAGGGATATTCGATCACTGGAATCGAAGACACGTGGAGCGAATTCACTGATGACGATCAACTTCTTACTGGCGTAAAGCCGTATATTCAGCAAAAGGTTCGTCTTCAGTTCGATCCACCGACCAATTCGTTCCTTGAACAATCGATCCGGAAGAACATCGAGGAGTATGAATGGCGTCTCAACATCCAAGGGGAAGGAGGTTTCAATGAATGAGCTCTATCATTTCGGCGTCAAAGGCATGAAGTGGGGTGTCCGCAAGGATCGTAAGCGATCGGTAAGTTCCAAGCGTTCCCGATCGGACAACAAGGATTACACGGAGAGTCGAGACCTTCTCAAGAAGTCCCCGAACAAGCTGTCCAATGCCGAGCTCCGCAAGATCAATGAACGGCTCAATCTTGAGCAGCAGTATTCGAATCTGACGACAATTCAGAAGCAGAAAGGCAATCGGTTTATCGACAAGGTCAGCAACCAGATGAAGAAGACAGCGGCCAACGAGGTGTCGAAGCAGCTGATGAACGTCGGTAAGATCGTTCTCGGAGCCGGAATCGCCTATGCGGCCAGCAGGGCCCGTGGAAACGGACAGTCATATTCGTTCGACTTCGCCCGTAGGCAGATTGGTCGGTGATGCCTAATGAATGTCGTCACCGATGCATTGACGCACGCATGGAACGCGTTCGTCAATCCGTCCTCCGATTTCCAGTTGTCCGTCGGATATTCCTCGGCGCGTCGTCCTGATGCGCGGGTCTTCACCCGAGGCGTTGACCGATCGATCATATCCTCGCTGTACAATCGCATCGCCATCGATGTGAGCGCCATCGAGATCCGGCATTGCCGTATTGACAAGATGACGCAGCAATATCTGGAGACGATCGACGACGGGGTCAATCAGTGTCTGAACATCGAGGCCAATATCGACCAATCAGGCCGTGATTTCATCATGGACGTCGTGATGACCATGTGCGATGACGGGGCCGCGGCTATGGTGCCGATTGACACCACGGTGAATCCGATGAATTCGAATTCGTTCGATATTCAGACCATGCGCGTCGGTCGTGTTGTTGAATGGTATCCTCGGGCCGTTAAACTTTCGGTCTATAATGATGCTCCGAACGCCGGCCAGCGCGAAGAGATCGTCATGCCGAAGCGCAAGGTGGCGATCGTCCAGAACCCGCTCTATCAGGTGATGAACGAGCCGAACTCTACCTTGCAGCGTCTGATCCGAAAGCTCAATCAGCTCGATACCATTGATGACAAGGCCGCGTCCGGCAAACTCGATCTTATCATCCAGTTCCCGTACCAGATCCGCACGGAGGAGAAGAAGCGACAGGCCGAACTTCGCCGTCAGCAGCTGGAGGATCAGCTCAAGGATTCCGCCTATGGCGTTGCGTACACCGACGGTTCCGAGAAGATCACCCAGCTCAATCGGAGTCTGGATAATCACATGCTTCAGCAGATCCAGAATCTGACGACCCAGCTCTACGGTCAGCTCGGCCTTTCCGAGGCCGTGGTGAATGGCACCGCCTCTCAGGAGGAGATGCTCAACTACCACAACCGCACCTTGGAGCCGATGATCTCAGCCATCTGCGATGCACTGAAGCGAACTTTTCTGACCAAAACCGCCCGAAGTCAAGGACAGAGCATCGAGTTCTTCCGCGATCCGTTCAGGTTGGTTCCGGTCACCGATCTGGCGAACATCGCCGCGGCATTCACGTCTAACGAGATCATGTCGTCGAACGAGTTCCGTTCGATCCTTGGTTTCGCCCGTTCCGAAGAACCTCAGGCGGATCAGTTGCGCAACGCCAACATCAACCCGCTCGGCACCGACGTGACCGCGCAGCAGCCGGAATCCACAGAAGAACCAACCCAAGATTCAGCACAGCCTTCCATTCAGGATGTGCTGAACGCCCCAATGGAAGGAGACAGTCAAAATGGGGTATGATTTCAGTGGTTACGCCACGCGGAACAACATCCGTTGCTCCGACGGGCGAACCATTCTGAAGGACGCCTTCGCCGATCAGGACGGTCAGAAGGTGCCGCTGGTCTACCAGCACAACCATAGCGACATCGACAACGTGCTCGGCCATGCCGTACTGGAGAACCGTGAGGACGGCGTCTACTGCTATGGCACGTTCAACAGCACGCCGATGGGTCGCGACGCCAAGGAGCTCGTCAAGCACGGTGACATCACCGCACTGTCGATCTACGCGAACCATCTGACCGAACACAACAAGAACGTCATGCACGGTAACATCCGCGAGGTGAGTCTGGTCCTTGCCGGCGCCAATCCCGGCGCCTACATCGACAATGTCACACTTCAGCATTCGGACGGAACTCAGGATCTTCTGGATGACGAGGCCGTGATCTACTCCGGCGAGGAGATCGTGCTTGAGCATGGCGATGAGGAAAGCGAGGATGACATGCAGCATGCCGACGATTCCAAAACGTCGACCGCCAAGACTGAGGACGATTCGTCCGAGAAAGCGTCGGACAAAACGGTCCAGCAGGTCTGGGACACTTTTACCGACAAGCAGAAGGACGCTGTATATGCTCTTATCGGCGCGGCCATTGGTGGTGCCGAGGAGAGCGTTGCACAGTCCGATATTTCGCATGCCGATGACGAGTCTGACGATTCGTCTTCCGGCGAGACCGTTCAGGATGTCTTCGACACGCTGAACGAGGAACAGAAGAATGTCGCCTATGCTCTGATCGGCCTCGCCGTGGAGCAGGGTGATTCCGACACTGAGGACAGTGACGGAGAGAACAACAATAGCGCCTCCCATTCGGAGGAAGAAGGAGATATTATGCATATGAACGCCTTCGAACAGGCCGGTGCCGAGGATGAAGCTCCGGTCCTGTCCCACGACGACATGAAGGAATTCCTTACCGAGGCCAAGGACTACGGCTCGTTCCGTGATTATTCCGAGAAGTGGATGCAGCACGCTGCCCAGAACTATGGCATCGAGAACATCGAAGTGCTCTTCCCGGATGCACGTCAGGTCGGCGACGAGCCGTACCTGTACAAGCGCGACACCGACTGGGTCGATGTCGTGCTCAATGGTACTCGTCACACCCCGTTCACTCGTATTAAGAACTCGTACGCTGATCTCACCGAGGACGAGGCCCGTGCCAAGGGCTTCACGCTTGATCGTAACAACAACAAGCGTAAGATGGATGAGGTCTTTAAGGTCTACAAGCGTGTGACCACCCCGCAGACCATCTATAAGAAGCAGCGTCTCGATCGTGATGACGAGATCGACATCACCGATTTCAATGTGGTCAACTTCCTGTGGAACGAGATGAAGGTCATGATCCGTGAGGAGATGGCCCGCGATATTCTGATCGGCGACGGTCGCTCCGCCTCCGCTGAGGATCATGTCAACACTGAGAACGTCCGTCCGATCGTCGGTGATGATGATCTGTACGTCATCTACAACGATGGTGCCAATCCGGCCACCGACCCGACCGCGTTCGTCGATCGCGCCCGAAAGGCCAAGGTCGGTTATATGGGCTCCGGCATGCCGACCCTGTTCCTGTCCCCGAGCCTGCACGGCGAATTGATGGTGCAGCGCGATAAGGTTGGTCGTCGCCTGTATGACACCGATGCATCGCTGGCGGCCGCTATGGGCGTTTCTGCCATTGTTGAGGTCCCGGTTCTTGAGGGCTTTGAGATTACCGATGAGAGCAAGGTTGTTGATGGCGTGATGGTGAATCTGCGCGATTACACCATTGGCACCGATCGTGGCGGCGAGCTGACCCAGTTCTCCGATTTCGATATCGACTACAACCAGCATAAGTACCTCATCGAGGCCCGCCTGTCCGGTGCATTGACCATGCCGAAGTCTGCCGTCGTGCTCACCCACCCAAAAGCGTGAGCCCGTCGGGTCCGACCGTTCTGGTCGAGCCGATGACGGGCACCGAGACCGCCTATGAGAAGAGGGTCTCCGATCTTCAGGATGACGTTGTCATTAACACCAATCGGAAGATCGATGGCACGCTCCATTACGTGACCGGATATACCGGATTCAATGGCTCTGATTCAACCGAGCAGTCCGGCCATTATCTGGCGCTGGACTTCGCTGATAATTGGCTTGGCGATACCGATCCAACGACGTTCACGGTCGAGCTCAAGGGCGGGGCCAAGGGACCGGTGACACTGACGGAACTCGACGCCTTCTGCGTCTTCCGCGTGACCAATCCTAATACTCAGAGCATCAAGGTGGTATCCACCGATTCCACCGGAACGACCACGGTCGAGTATTCTCTGAAGGGTCTTACCTTGGAGCCCAAGGCGTGATGCGGCCATGGCGAGGTTCTGCGGAAAGATAGGATATTCCCGTCAACAGGTGGAGACCTCGCCTGGTGTCTACGAGGATCGGATCAATGAGCGGATATATTATGGTGACGTGACGAGGAACACTCGTCGACTTGAGGGTTCCGACTCCGTCAACATGGATATTCTCGCAAACAACACGATCTCGATCCTCGCCGACGCATATGCCTATGACCATTTCTTCGACATGAAGTACGTATGGTGGATGGGGACCCGCTGGATCATCGCGAACGTCGAGGTCCAGCGTCCCCGTCTCATCCTTACCCTTGGAGGCGTATACAACGATGGGAACGAGGCTGCAACTCCATAATATTCTGGTTGGGGTCCTATGCTCATTCCGTAAATGGCTCTGGGATCCCTTGGATTTCGAGAATGGCGATATCGACGCAATGATTCTCGAAGCGGCTAAAAAGCATGTATATTTCCAGCCGCCTTCCAACATCCAGATGACCTATCCGTGCATTGTGTACGAACGGGACACCGGTGATACCCAATTCGCGGATAATAATCCCTATATTTTCAAACTCCGGTATCAGATCACCGTGATTGATAGAAATCCGGACAGTCCGATACCGGCGAAGATCGCTGAGCTTCCGATGTGCACGATGGATCGGCATTTCGTGAGCGACAATCTTCACCACGACGTATTCAACTGCTATTTTTAAGGAGATAGAATGGTAGCACTTACTTGGGATGATATCGGTAAGCACCGGTATGAGATGGGTACGGACCATGGCGTGCTGTACCCGATGACGGACGCCGGCGCCTATAGCGCCGGTGTGGCTTGGAACGGCCTGACCGCCGTCAACGAGTCCCCCGAGGGCGCCGAGCCGAACGATATGTATGCTGACAACATCAAGTACGCCTCGTTGCGTTCCGCCGAGACCTTCGGTGCGACGATTGAGGCCTATACCTTCCCGGACGAGTTCATTCCGTGCGATGGCGGCGCTGAGGTCACCGACGGCGTGATCTTCGGCCAGCAGTCGAGAAGCAGGTTCGGCTTTTCGTATCGCACTCGGATCGGCACCGATGTCAGCCAGGAAGCCGGTTACAAGCTGCATCTGGTGTATTGCGCCACCGCCGCTCCGTCTGAGAAGTCGTACGAGACAATCAATGATTCCCCGGAGGGCATGACCTTCAGCTGGGAGATCGGTGCCGATCCGGTCGCCGTGGACGGTCATCCGGAGCTCGATCCGGTCGCCTCGATCACCATCGATTCGACCAAGGTCGATCCCACCAAGCTCGCCGCGCTTGAGAAGAAGCTGTATGGCGACACTACCGGCGAACCGACCCTGCCTCTTCCGGGCGAGGTCTATACCATGATGTATGTGGACGGTGATTCGGTCGCCGTGGACGAGGCCTAACGGAAGTGAGATGTGCGAATGCTCGAATTGACGGTTGAAGGTGAACTCTACGACGAGTCGGAGAACGAATTTATCACTGTAGGACCGCGAACCGTTCGATTCGAGCATTCGCTCCTTTCCGTGTCAAAATGGGAGTCGATCTGGAGAAAACCATTTCTTGACGACGAATCCAAAAGCATCAAGGAAACACGGTCATATTTTCGTTGTATGGCCATCGATGATATTTCGGATACCGAACTCGATCTGATCATGCTCGACTATTTTTCCGAACTTAATCATTACATCGAATCGTCGCAAACGGCGACCACGATCAATCACATGTCCAAAGGGCGTCGTTCATCATCCAAGGTGACGTCCGAACTTATATATTATTGGATGTTTTCCGCTGGAATACCTGCGCAACCATGCGAGACGTGGCATCTCAGCCGTCTTATCGCCCTGATCGAGATATTTGGAGTAAAGAACTCGCCGAAAAAGAAGATGTCAAAGTCTGATGTTTCGAAAATGTACAGGGAGATGAATGCCCGACGTCGAGCAGAGACTGGGAGCAAGGGATGAAAGGAGTACTCATGGCATTGAATGGTATTGATATTGCCAGCTATCAGGCTGGTCTTGATTTTTCTAAGGTTCCTTGTGATTTCGCCATCATCAAGGCGACTCAGGGTACCGGTTACACCAACCCGGATTGTGTCCGAGCGGTTGAACAGGCCATGTCTCTCGGTAAGGGAGTTGGTGTCTATCATTATATTTCCGGTGGCAATGCAGTCGCCGAAGCAAATTTCTTCATTAATTCGATCCTTAACTGGATCGGCAAGGTGATGATCTGTCTTGACTGGGAACTCGACCAGAATTCGGCATGGGGCGATGAGTCCTATCTCGAGCAGGTAATCAATCAGGTTATCGCACGAACCGGCGTTCCTCCGATGATCTATGCGCCGGCATCCCGTTACAATCAGGTCGCTGAGGTCGCTAAACGTCATAACTGCGGACTGTGGATCGCCCAGTACGCCGATATGAATCCAACCGGGTATCAGAATACACCATGGAACGAAGGCGCTTATACCTGCGCCATCCGTCAGTATTCGGGCTCTGGTCGATTGAACGGTTGGAATGGCGATCTTGATCTTGATAAGTTTTACGGCTCGTTGGACGACTTCCGGAAGTATTACGGCAGCTCGTCGAGCGCTCCGTCCAAGCCATCGACTTCGGGTCCGTCCGGCACCACGCTTCAGCTGGCGACGTGGACGATGGAAGGTCTTTATGGCAATGGTGCGGATCGTAAGAAGAATCTCGGATCCCGATACGATGAGGTGCAGAACTTCATCAACCACATCGCCTCCGCCGATGTCAACACGCTCGTCGATGAGGTCTATGCCGGTATGTATGGCGACGGCTTGACTCGTCAGACCGTGCTCGGCTCCCGCTATGACGAGGTCCAGGGTGCGATCAACGCCAACTCCGCGCAGTATTACACGGTACAGTCCGGCGACTACCTGGGTAAGATCGCCATTCAGTTCGGCACAACGGTGGCTCAGCTCCAGGCGTGGAACAACATCGCCAATCCCGATCTCATCTACGCCGGTCAAACCATTCGAGTCAAGTAGGTCAAAATGAGGGTGAATTTCGAAGTGTCTGGCGGTTTCACGAAGACCGAGCGGTTTCTCAACCGCATGAAGCGTCGTGAATACCTGAACGTGCTCGATGAGTTCGGCCGTGACGGCGTTCAGGCACTTCGAAACGCCACCCCGGTCGATTCCGGTGCCACGGCCGAGGCGTGGGATTACGAGATCAAACGCACCCGTAATTACACCGAGATCGTCTGGACCAATTCCAATATCAACGACGGCGTACCGATTGCCGTCATCCTCCAGTACGGTCACGGCACCGGTACCGGAGGCTATGTTCAGGGTCGTGATTATATTAATCCGGCGATCCGACCCGTATTCGATAAGATAGCCGAGAAGGCTTGGAAGGTGGTGACTTCTGCATGAGCAGCATCGACGAACGCGTCGTAAAGATGCGTCTTGATAACAGCCAGTTCGAGCAGGGTATCAACAAGACCTCCGGTCTTCTCAGCAAACTTAAGCAGGCATTAAACCTCGACAAGTCGGTCGAATCGATCAACAACGTCGATAAGGCCGTAAGCGGCGTCAGCTTCAATCCACTGACCTCCGGTCTTCAAGGAGTCCAGTCCGGCTTCAATGCCATGGGTGCCGTGGCGTTCTCCGTGCTCAACCGAATGACCAATGCGGCCATTGATGCCGGGAAGAGTATCACCAATGCATTGACCGCTTCGGTCCGTGACGGTTTCGCCGAATACGAGACCCAGATGAACGCCGTGCAGACGATTCTGGCGAATACCCAGTCAAAAGGATCGACGATCGACGACGTCAATTCGGCACTCGACACGCTGAACACCTACGCCGACAAGACCATCTATAACTTCACGGAGATGACGAGGAACATCGGCACCTTTACGGCTGCCGGTGTTGATCTTCAGACATCGGTGGATTCGATCAAGGGTATCGCCAACCTTGCGGCTGTTTCCGGTTCGAGTTCCGCTCAGGCCTCTCAGGCCATGTATCAGCTGTCCCAGGCAATCGCCGCCGGAAAGGTCCAGCTTATGGACTGGAACTCGGTGGTCAACGCCGGTATGGGCGGCGAGGTCTTCCAGAATGCCCTGAAGCGCACTGCCGAGAACTTCGGCACCAACGTCGACGGTATGATCCAGAAGTACGGATCGTTCCGAGAATCGCTGACCGAGGGCGGATGGCTCACTACCGATGTCCTTACGGAGACGTTGAAGCAACTTTCCGGAGCGTATACCGAAGCAGATCTTGTTTCTCAGGGCTATACCGAGGAACAGGCCAAGCAGATCGTCCAGTTGGCCAATACGGCCGAAGGCGCCGCAACCGACGTCAAGACATTCTCTCAGTTGATCGATACGACAAAAGAAGCATTGGGGTCTGGTTGGACTAATACTTTCGAAATCATATTCGGCGACTTCGAAGAAGCCAAGGAACTATGGTCTAGTGTTGCCAATGTTATTTCCGATGTCGTCAATCGATCGTCAGAATCGAGAAACAACCTTCTTCAGGGATGGAAGGATCTCGGCGGAAGAACCGAACTGATTGAAGGCCTGTCCAACGTCTTTGAATCCCTCGGTAAGGTGTTATCGACCGTCGGTAATGCATTTCGGAAGGTGTTTCCTCCGACAACGTCTCAGCAACTTATGGATATTACCAAGGCGTTCGCTTCGTTTACGGAAAGCCTCGTTCCTTCCGAATCGACGCTAAACAAGATCGGCCGAGTTGCTGAGGGCGTCTTCTCCGTCTTTGATATCGGCGTGCAGACCGTCAAAGCTGTCGGCGAGGCCATCTCCACGGCATTCGGATCTGACAGCATGGGCAGTTTGCTCAACAATCTGCTCGATATCGCCGCCGGATTCGGAGATTGGCTTGTCGGACTTGATAATTCGATCAAGCAGTTCGGCATATTCGAGGGTGCGGCCAAGAAAGTAGAAACGGCCGTCAGTAGTGTCCTTGGTCTGTTCAGTTCCTTCGCCGGTGGAATCTCGTCGATGGGATCTGCCATCGGATCGATCGCTTCGACAATTGGATTCACCATCGGATCGATCGCTTCGGCCGTCGGCGACGTGCTCGGTGGAGCGTTCGAGCGGGTCAAGAACGTCATCAGTGACGTCCTGACGTGGATCACCGACAACATCTCCGGCGGTGATATTTTCGCTGGCCTCGCCGGAGGTGGCATCTTCCTGGCCGCACAGAAGATCGGCGGGGCGTTCGATAAGATCAAGGAGGTCTTTGAGGACCTTTTCGGTAACGGGGCTGAAAAGCTCAAGAAGGGTGCTGGCGTATTCGATGAGATCCTAGGCGGTCTTCAAGAATCGTTGAACGCATTCACGGGAAGCGTCAAGGCGTTCACTCTTGTAGAGATCGCCGGATCCATCGCGCTGCTTGTTAACTCGATGGAGAAGATCGCTGCCCTCAATGGTGGTGAAGTCGTTGGCGGCGTTTCGGCCATCGGCGGCATGATGACCGAGCTTAACCTCAGTCTTAAATCGATCACGAAGACGGTGAAGGGCGTTAAGACCACCGATCTCATCAAGACCGGTGCGGCCCTCATAGAATTCGCGAAGGCTGTGGACATGTTGGCCAACGCCATGTCCACGATCGGTAATCTCAAGTGGGACGAGATCGCCAAGGGCCTCACCGGCATGGGCGGCGCCATGGCGGAGCTCGTCGCTGCCGCCAAGGGTCTGAGCTACGCCAAGGTCGATCTCAAGACGGCAGGCTCGCTTATCGCCATGGCCCAAGCGGTCAAAATGGTGGCAGATCCGCTCAAGAAGCTCGGTAACATGAGCTGGGATCAGGTCGGCAAGGGCCTATCTGCCATGGGCGGCGCCCTGACGGAGATGGGCACAGTCACTGGTCTGCTCGGCCGATTCGGCAAGCACAACATTTCCGCTGCCATCAGCATGGTCGTTACGGCCAAATCCCTTGGTGATATCGCCAAGGCGTTCAATTCGTTCTCTCAGTATAGCTGGGACGAAATCGGACGCGGCCTATCTGCCATGGGCGGTGCTTTGGGCGAAGTCGGGCTCGTTACCGGCGCCTTGGGCAAGATTGCAGGATTCTCTGGAATTCTAGCTAGCGGTTCCATTTTCATTACAGTGCAGTCCCTTGATGATATCGCCAAAGTATTCGGTGAATTCACTCAATACGACTGGGGTGAAATCGGACGCGGTCTGGCGGCCATGGGCGGTGCCCTTGGCGAGGTTGGACTCGTCACTGGAGCCCTCGGAAAGCTCGCGGGCTTCTCAGGCATCATCGGTGGCGGATCGATCCTTATCACAGCGCAGAGTCTCGGCGACATCGCATCGGCGTTCGGATCGTTCACTCAATACGACTGGGGCGAAATCGGACGTGGTCTGACGGCCATGGGTGGTGCTCTCGGCGAGGTTGGCGTCATATCCGGCGCTTTGGGTAAACTCGCTGGTTTGTCCGGAATCATCGGATCTGGCTCCATAGTTCTTACTGCTCAGGGTCTTGGGGATATCGCCAAGGCGTTCAATTCGTTCTCTCAGTATAGCTGGGACGAGATCGGACGCGGCCTTACCGCCATGGGCGGCGCTCTCGGCGAGGTCGCGGTCGTTAGCGGTGCATTGGGTAAACTCGCTGGTTTGTCCGGATTGATCGGAGCCGGCACGATCAACCTCACCGTGCAAGGTCTTGACGAGATTGCCCAAGCGTTCAATTCGTTCTCTCAGTATAGCTGGGACGAGATCGGACGCGGCCTTGTTGCCATGGGCGGCGCCATGGGCGAGGTCGCCGCCATATCCGGAGCGACGGGTGCCCTGACCGGAATCGCTGGTCTGATGGGTGCCGGTACGATTACACTCGCTTCACAGGGCCTGATCGATCTGGCGACCGCATTCGGTAAGTTCGCCGAATTCAATTGGGATGAGATCGGTAGGGGTCTGACGGCCATGGGCGCCGCGATGGGCGAGACCGCGCTTGGCGGCCTGCTCAACACCTTCTCCGGATTCGGTGCCGGTGCCATCGAGCAGATGGCCGCTCCGCTCGGAACGCTCGCTGATTCCATTAAGAAGTGGGAAGGCGTGGCCGTTCCGGACGATCTGGCCGATCAGCTCGGAAGGATCGCCGACGGCGTAGGCAAGTTCACGCTGGCTGGATGGGGCAGCGACACCATTGCCAACATCGCCCAGCCGATGAACACCCTAACCAATGCAGTGGCCAAGTGGTCGACGATCACGTTCCCGACCGATATCGCAACGCAGCTGGGCTCGTTGGCCAATGGCGTGAAGGCGTTCACACTGGCCTTCGCTGGTGGATGGTCGCTCAATGCCGTGGTCGGTCCGCTCGGAACGCTCGCCGATTCCGTTAAGAAGTGGGACGGCGTTGAGGTTCCCGGTGGCATTCAAGGCAATCTTACCGCTCTTGCGAACGGCGTGAAGGCATTCACGCTTGCATTCGCCGGCGGCTGGTCGATTGACGCCGTCATTGGCCCCTTGGGACAACTGCCAGGGGCCGTTAAGAAGTGGAACGGCGTGGAGGTTCCCGGTGGCATTCAAGGCAATCTTACCGCTCTTGCGAATGGTGTGAAAGCGTTCACGCTGGCCTTCGTTGGTGGATGGTCGATAAATGCAGTCATTGGCCCTTTGGGACAACTGGCAGGGGAAGTCAAGAAATGGTCCGGGGTTACCGTTCCTGGTGGCATTCAAGGCAATCTCACAGCTCTCGCGAACGGCGTGAAGGCGTTTGCTGGTGTCGGATCCGGGATCGCGGAATCCATGTCATCGGTTTCAACTGGTCTGAGTACCCTGGCCAATTCGGTACGGAATCTCGCCGGTTCCGAAATCGCCACGATCGGAACCTCGATTCAATCGATGATCGATTCGATCAATTCGACTTCGGGAATTACCAGCTCGCTTCCTCAGCAGATGGCGACATTCTCGTCACAGCTTGGATCGGCGATATCTACGGCCGCCGCTACAGTATCGAGTGGCGTAAGTGGTATCATCGCCAATATCAATGCCATGTCAGTGCAGTTTGGCAATGCCGGAACGCAACTGGCCATCAGTCTGGTCCGGTCCATCGCGTCCGGATTGGCTTTGAACCAGATCCAGGCCATGAATGCGATGAGTACTTTGTGCAATGCCATGATCTACCAGGCGCAGCAGACGTTTAACGGAGCCATGAACAAGTTCCGCGAATCCGGCGTCAAAATGGTGGATAATGTTGTCAACGGTATGAACTCCAAGATGCCGTCGGCATCCGCGACGGCATCGGGCATTGCCCAATCCGCCGCCAACGCCCTTGGAGGAAAGTATCAGTCGGCGTATTATTCCGGAGCGAACATGATTCAGGGATTCGTTGACGGTATGAATTCCAAACGTCGACTGGCGATCAATACCGCCGCAAGTATTGCGTCGGCCGCTTTGGACGCTGCGAATCGGGCTTCCGGAGTCGCATCGCCATCGTGGAAATATGCCCAGATGGCGGAGTTCTGCGTCGATGGTATCGTAAATGGCTTCAACGACAACAAGTCCAACGCCGTTGATGCGGTCGTTGGAGTGGTCAATTCCATGAATTCCATGTATGATGACAAGATCGGCGCCATGTCCAGGAATGCCAATTCGTTCAAGTTCACTCCGAACATCGCACCGGTCATGGACCTTAATGCCATGAGCGCGAAGAGTGTTCGAGGGTCGTTGAGGCTCGATCCGAGTTCGGTGTTCGATACCTCGTCCACTATGTTCGAGGTCGAGAAGCAGCGTTCGTTGCGTCTCGACACATCACGTCAGATGAAGGTTGACAACAGCGACGTGGTCAAGGCCGTCGAGGACGTTACCAAACAGGTCGACATTCTCGGTCAGCAGGTGACCAGCATGAAGATGGTCATGGACAGCGGGGCCATGGTCGGGGCGCTTGCATCGAAGATGGATCGAAAACTAGGCCGTTCGGCCGCCTATAAGGAAAGAGGGATCTGATGTATCTTGCTTTCTACAACGGAGAGCATTCCATTACCTTTGGGTCTAAAAACAGCTGGACGGACTGGCATTTGGTACCGTCTTCACGACCGGTATTCGCGCCTCCGAAACCCAAGACCAATTATGTCGATATTCCGGGCATGAATGGTTCCTTGGATCTTTCGGAGGCCGTTTCCGGCCACCCTGTCTATGAGAATCGTCAGGGATCGTTTGATTTCTACGCTGATGTCCAGTATAAGGACAAGGGAAGCTGGATCGAATTGTATTCGGAGATCATGGCATATCTTCATGGTCAACGAATGGAAGCATATCTGGACGACGAGCCGTATTACCGGTATGTCGGACGGTTCGACGTCGATTCGTGGACATCCGGTGACGGCAACGCGATCACGATCAATTACGACGTCTATCCATACAAGATGGAGCCGTACTGGTCGGACGAGGATTGGCTGTGGGATCCATTCGACTTCGAGAACGGAGTCATCAGGAACTTCAAGTCGCTGACCGTCAAGGGATCGTTGACCGTCTCCATTCCGAAGACGCAGGACTGGTCCGCTCCGACGATCACCGTGAAATCGACCGATGGGTCGGGTATGAATGTGTCGTATAACGGCAAAAGCTATCATCTCAACGATGGCGTCAACAGGAATCCAAACCTCATGGTCAAGGATTCCGACGCCACGTTCATATTCACCGGAAACGGAACGATCAGTATGCGGATGCGAGGAGGAGTTCTCTAATGTATGCCATCTACGCCGATGATGAATTACTTTATGCTCCGGATATGGCCAATCTCGGTTACATTGTCACCGACGCCCAGCTCACCACCGAGATCAACAAGGCAGGAAGTCTGGAGTTCACCATTCCTGTGACCAATCCGAATTACAATGCATATTCGAAACTCAAGTCGATCATCCGGCTGGAGCAGGATGGAGTCGAGATCTGGCGCGGCAGGGTTCTTGACGACACCAAGGACACCGATCTCAACAAGGATGTCATGTGCGAGGGTGAACTGGCATTCCTTAACGACGTGAATGTCAGAAAGTACGATTATTCCTCCGGAATAAAGCTTGTCGACTACTTCAACATGGTCGTCAACCAATATCACCTTAGCGCATCGTCATACAGAGACATAGCTCCGGGAAACGTTACCCTTAATAATATCGATCTTAAGCTAAAGCTCGAAGAAGAAGCCAATTCGTGCCTTGAAGAGCTCACGTCCAATCTTGCCGGATCAATCGGCGGATATCTTCGGCTTCGCCGATCCAATGGTCAGTCATATCTCGATTACATCGACGCCTATACGCAGACCTCGAATCAGACAATCGAATTCGGGTCGAATATTCTGAGCATCGAGGAATATATCGACGCCTCTGAGGTGTACAGCATCATCATCCCGTTTGGGAAACAGGACGATGCCGGAAATCGAGTCAACGTCACATCGGTGAACGGAGGGAGAGACTATATTGAGTCGCCGCAAGGGCTTTCCCTATTCGGGCACATCGCTAAGGCGGTGGTCTGGGACGATGTGACCGATCCGAACGTCCTCAAGCAGCAGGCGCAATCGGTGCTCAATTCGGCGATCGAGATGGCCACGACCATCACCATATCCGCGGTGGATCTCCATCTCATCGACGTGAACACCGACGCCATCCAGCTCGGCGACTGGGTTCGTGTCATTTCGCCTCCGCATGGCATCGATTCGGATTTCCTGTGCTCGAAGATAGTCATCAACCTCCAGAACCCGGACCAGTCCCAGTATACGTTCGGTCTGGCGTTCGACGCCCTCACGGACAAGCAAGTTGCGACCAACAAGCAGACGAGGAAGTCCTATGATCTTGCGGTGTCGACCGCGGATAACTACAACACGCTGAAGAACGAGACCTATAAGAACTACGTGTCCAAGGCGGAGTTCAACAGCCAGATCAGCAAGCTTCAGGACAAGATCAATGGCATCGTCGCTCCGGATCTGTCGGGGTACCTCAAGAAGGATGTGGCCGATAATCTGTATGCGGCAAAACAGGATCTCGATGACATCAACTTCAAACTCGACGACTTGACGAAACGAGTAGAGGCGTTGGAAACCCAAACGAATTAACAGAAAGGAACAATCATGGCCGACATCGAACAAGCTCTTGCTAGAATAATGCATGCGAGATATGGTGAAGAAGTCAGAGGATCTATATACGACGCAATTAACGAACTTTACATTACCGAAACTGGAGTGAAACCAGGGAATATCTTTATCTTTAATGGCTCTGGTAAGACGACGACTTTAAGTGCACTTCGTTCTTTTGGAATCTACAATATTTATAGGGATATTTCCGCAAACATTACAGATATTCCAGACGTACATAAAAAATACAATAATATTTTAATAAATCTTAAATCTTTTTCTGACGGACAACATACAACCCAGATATTAATTTCATCGAATACGGTTCCAGATATTTCTATGAGAACATTAAATATCGAAGGATCCGTGTATGTCAATTGGACTACATTTGGAAAACAGGACAACAATTGGGACCCGCTCCGGGGGAGGAAGTGGGCCGTGTGCGGCGACAGCTTCACGGCAGGGAACTTCTCCGGCTCGTCCACGCCGGTCATCGAATCTGGCAGCTACAAGGGACATGTGGCAACGTACCCGTGGCTAATCGCTTCCCGGGCTGACATGAAGATTCAGGACCTCGCGGCGGGAGGCAGGACACTCGCGACGCCGGCCGACGGGAGCTTCTCTAACTGCTTCAGCGATGGAATCTACCAGACGATCGCCGAGGACGCCGACATCGTCACGCTGTATTTCGGAATCAACGACTCGCACCACCGCCCCGGTGCGTCCGGGTCCGACGGCGAGGACGTCTCGGGGACCATCAAGCTCGGGACGATAAACGACGCCGACACGACGACATTCTACGGAGCCTGGAACGTCGTCGTGTCATGGATCCTCGAGAATCGACCGAAAGCGCATCTCGGGATCATCGTGTCGAACGGATGTGAGACCGATGACTACCGGCTCGCGACCATAGCAATTGCCAGGAAATGGGGCGTCCCATATCTCGACCTGAATGGGGATGAGAGGACCCCGATGATGCTCAGGTCAACGAACCCAGACATCTCGAGCAAGGCGAAGGACATCGCACTCAAGAAGTGGAGGGTCGGGGAGTCAAACCAGCATCCCAATGCCTTGGCCCATGCGTTCGAGTCGACCGTCATCGAGCACTTCCTGAGGACTCTATGACCTGTTATGAGGGAGGCGCCATATGACTGAATTATCGTCACCAGCGCGATCGGCAGCACTACGTGCACGTGGGATCCAGGGCCCTATCCCTCCTACTAGGAACTCATCGAATGATATTTCCCTCCTCCGGATGCTCCGATGACGGGTTTCTATCCTTTTACCGTCGTCATTGACCCGGAGGAGGCTTCTTTTATACACATAAAGGATTCATCGAAAGGAGTCCATCATGCCTCAATATAACGGCCCCATATATTCCCAGGGACCGACAGCGGTAAGTCCGTACAATATGCAGGGTTATCAGCCGACGTTCGGCTATAATCCGCAGCAGACCTACATGCCACAGACACCGCAGCCTTCCCCTTCTCAGGAACCGATGGCGATTCCGCACCTCATCGGGCGTTCCATATCCGCCAACGACCAGATCCCTCCCAAGGAGATCCCTTCGGACGGAAGTCCTGCATATTTCCCCATGCAGGATGGTTCTGCCATTCTGGTCAAAGTGTGGACCGGAAACGGAACCATCCAGACCGTGCGTTATATTCCGGAACAGGTACAACAGCCTTCCCAGCCGGAAGAGCACTCCAACGAGGAAATTCTCAAGCGTTTGGAGTCGCTGGAGAGCAAGATTACCTCGCTTACGGACTCGCTGACGAACTGATCGACGATATTCTGGAGGACGTCATGCCTGGACCCGATGATATTCTTCAACGGATGTTGCAGCAGAATCCCGTCGTGCGCAACAATCCAAACAACGCGCCTATTCTCAACGCCTTAGAGCGTAGAGATGCCCAATCCGGGCAACAGCTGGCGCAAAACTACATCAACACTTTGGGGATGGACTGGAACACCGCGCTCCAGCAAGCCAAGGCCTTCCTTGGACTTTCCTAAGGAAACAAATAGCAATCAACAAAACAACATAAGGAAGAACTCTCATGTTCGCTTCGAATAACCTCAGCGCCGCCGACGTTGCGGCAGTCACCGGCGGGAACCGCAACAACGGTTTCGGTGATGGTGATGGCTGGTGGATCATCCTGCTGGCCCTGCTGTTCGGCTGGGGACGCAACGGCGCGTTCGGCGGAGGCTACGGCTCCGGTAATGGCAGCTGTTGCGCCCCTGCGACCTGTGCCGGGCTTCAGGCGGGCTTCAACAACCAGTCCGTCAACACCATGCTTAACGGCATCAACTCGGGTATCTGTTCCCTCGGATATGATGTGGCCAGCCAGATCAACGGCGTGAACACCAACATCATGCAGAATAGCTACAATACCGCGAACGCGATCACCCAGGCCCAGTTCGCCCAGCAGCAGTCCGCAGCCGCCCTTCAGGCGCAGCTGGCCGATTGCTGCTGCCAGAACCGCGAGGCCATTTCAGGCGTGAACTACAACATGGCGACCAGCACCAACGCGGTCACCACGGCGATCTGCAACGCGGCTCGCGATATCACCGAGAATCAAAATACCAACTACCGTCAGCTGCATGACGAACTGGTGGCCTACCGTATGGAGGATAAGGACAACACCATCGCGGAGCTGCGCTCCCAGGTGAACGCCCTTAACCTGTCGGCCTCCCAGTCCAACCAGAACGCATATCTGGTCGCCCAGCTGAAGACCCCGGCTCCGGTTCCGTCCTACACGGTGCCGAACCCGAACGGCTACTACGGTTGCCAGCAGAACTGCTATCAGTCCTGCGGCTGCTGAGCCACGGAAAGAAGGTATAACCGATGATTGTTCTGTCGAATTCCGCCGTGGAGGTTATCCCCGTCGGCGGGACTGTTACCTTCAACCTGACGGTGGTCCACACCGGATGCGACCGCAACGGCTGCGGCGGGTCCGAGTATCATCGCCAGGGGTCCGGAGCCGTTCGGTTGCGTGGCCGAGGGAACCGATGCGGCCAGGCGAGCATCTTCGATCTGAGCTTCAACGGCAACGTCACCAGTGGCACCGCGGGAACCGAGGTCCAGCTGGCGATGACCATCGACGGCACCCCGTTGGCCGAGACTGCGATGATCGAGACCATCGGCACCGCCAATTCGTACCAGAACCTCGCAGCCCGGACATATCTTAAGGTGTGCCCAAGCGAGGACGTCACGCTGTCCGTGACCAACACCGGAACCGAACCGGTGACCATCGACGCGAACGCGGCATTCACCGCTCGCAGGATCGCATAAGGAGGCTGCCATGACGCATATGACTAAGGATCTCGACGGCATCTGCGACATGAAGGACTCCCTCATGCGCAAGGTCCGCGGGAAGATGGACGATCTCGACGTCGAACGCAGCACCATCCAGGACGTCCAGGGCATGGACATGATGATCAACATGATCCATCACCTGGCCGAAGCGGAGAAGTGTTGCTGGGAGGCCTGCTACTACAAGACCGTCGTCAAGGCCATGAAGGAAGGCGACGATCGAGAAGACCGCGACGAGGACGAAGACGATGACGAGGAATGGATCGAGCATGACGACATGCCGAACCGCAATCGCACGTCGTCCGGTCGTTTTCGTCGCGGGAACACGGTGGGCCGCCGATATCCCGGCAACGAACGTCGCAACTGGGGCGGTGACATGGGCTCCAATGGCGGTACGCTCCAGCATGGCGACATGACGACCATGACCCCGGACGAGCAGCTCAACCACCTCAAGATGGACGTCGAGACCATGTGGAGGGACGCCACTCCAGAGCAGCGCAAGCGCATCAAGGAGAGTCTCACCAAGTGGTCGACCACGTTGACCGTTTGATGCGGAGGTGACTGAATCGATATGAACCCATGGGTCCAGACGATCGTCACCGTCGTATGCTCAGTGTTCGCTTCGTCTGGACTCTGGGCGTTCGTCACCACGGTCATCAACAATCGCAAGAAGAAGGACGATTCGGAGGACGAACGCATCGAGGCCATCGAGAAGATGGTGCGAGGTCTTGCCCACGCCAAGATCGTGGAGGTCGGCAAGCATTATCTGGAGCAGAACCGCATCACTCTCGATGACCTCGATGAATTCAATCACTACCTCTATTACCCATACAGCGCCATGGGTGGAAACGGCTACGCCAAGAAGGTCGCCGAAGAGGTCAACAAGCTTCCGCTCGATATCGTTGAAACAAGAAAGGAGGAGAGATGACAGATCAGAATACCGAACCGACTCCTCCGGAGTCGACCGATGAGGTCTTCGATCCCGATTTCGTCCAGCAGGAGATCATCCCGCTGCTCATGTCGGACAAGACGTACGACATCATGAAGTGGATCGTGCAGTATATTCTGCCCGGTCTTGGCGTGCTGTACGCCATCATCGCCGGCGCAACCGGACTTCCGTACGCGGAGGTCGTGCTGGCGGTCGTGATGGCCGTGGACTGGTTCCTGGGTATCATCCTGGGCATCAGCACGAAGCAGTACAACAAATACATCGCCAACAAGCAGTGATGTTTATAAGAATTAAGAGGTCGTGACCATATCATGGCCTCTTAATTTTTGGCCTTTCGCGATAAAAACATGTCATATAGTGAAGCGATAATTCACTCTATTTCGAAAGGAACAACGATGAACGAGAAACTTGAGAACGCGAAGAGCAAGATCGTCGAGTTCTATGATGACCATAAGACCGCCATCACAATCGGAGTCGGCGTCGCAGCATTAGTGGGATATGTAGGCTGTGCTGTATATTACAGAAAGAAGCATCCGGTCATTTCCGGCGTCAGCGGTATCGTTGACGCACAGGGACCTGATGACAAATGCGTAATGTTCGGCAGAGATACCCTCCTGGTAATGTTCGACCGAACCCAACGAGATGAGCTTCTCAACAACATCAAGAACGACGGTTGCTCCGTCACTCAGGATGGACTCGAAATTCTGAAAGCCGTTATCGACAATCCGGTGATTGTTGATCGCTGACACGTATAGGCGTCATGGAAACATGGCGCTTATATTTTTCTCGCGCCTAAAACATGCCTTATAGTGAAGTAACCGAACAAAGGAGAACACTATGAAGTTCGAATCACAGCATCGGAACATCAACAAGGCGTTCGATGACAATATCGACGCGGCGTTGGCCAATATTTACGGAGCGGTCGATGACAATCACGCCCGCATGGCCGTCGATGACCTCAAGGTCTTGGTGGAAGCGAAGAAGATGTATAACGAAGATCGCAACGCCATGATCGCGAAGGTCGTCGGGGTCGGAGGGACGTTGGTTTGTCTGGGACTGATGTTCGCATTCGAGACCGACCACGTCATTACGACAAAGGCGCTGAGTTTCGTTCCGAAGCCGAAGATCTGACGACAGACGTTCAAATATGAATGGGGATTCAGGATAAGGGTCCATGGAAACATGGGCTCTTATTTTCTCGCGTCCGAAACATGGACTATAGTGAAGGATAATTCATTATAGTAAGGAGTTACCATGAACGACAACGAAAACAAGATGAACAACGTCAAGAAGTTCATCAACGAGCACAAGACCGGCTTGATTATCGGTGCTTGCGGAATCGTCACACTTGCGTTCGGGGCATATTGCTATCGTTCCGGCTATAGTTCCGGAAGGATCGATCAGCTTAACACCGATGCAAGAGTATTCGGATGGCAATTTAATGAAGCCTTGAAGACGCTCGATGATGAAACGAAAATGACTGTCGTCGAAGCTTTCAACGCCGCTACATCAACCACTTCAAGCAAGTAATGTCAATTACACCAACGATATAACCTCATGGAAACATGGGGTTATATTTTTCGAAAGGATTGTGCTATGAAAAAGAAATATGGAATTCTCAACTTCCTGTTGGACCTAGTCCTGACCGGTCTCACCGGAGGGTTGTGGCTTATCTGGATCGTGTTCCGTTTTCTTAGAAGAAACTCATGACTCCATGCGTGTATAGGATCGATTATGTCTTCGAACGATATTTTCCGCAATATTGGAGCGAACGGCTATGTTTCCGAATTGATGGATGGAACCATATGGTGGTCGGGACCAAATCCGGACTGCTGTGTTATTTCACCGTCAACCATTATTACGGCGGAACGGATGCGGACTTCGATTTCTTCGTACACACCGGACCGAAAAGAAAGAAGGCGATCATGAGCGATTGTGTCCATATTTTCCTCATCGGTCCCCAGGGATCGGGAAAGACTACGCTTGCCAAGGAATTGGAGCGTCGTGGGTATGAACAGATCCTCGCATATACGACCAGGCCTCCACGGGGCAACGAGATCGAAGGCGTCGACTATCATTTCGTCACCGACGCCGAATTCGAGAACGCGTTTCTTGATGGGGAACTGACTTGTGTGCGGACATATTCCACCGTCTTTGGCGTGTGGAGCTACGCATTCGCATGGTCGGATCTTTATCGCGCGGTGGATAGTGTCGCCGTCATCGATCCGGAATCATATTTACGCATCTATGACCAGATCGAGAACGTCTTCGGTATATATCTTGACGTGCCCGATGATGTCCGGAAGGCGCGACTGCTCGTGCGTGGAGACGATCCCAAAGAGATCGATCGGCGCATGCAGGCCGATGCGATGGACTTCACATCGATCGACATGTGTTTCCGAGATGTCTGCAAGATGCGGATCGGCATGGTCCGACGACCGGACATCGAAGCCGATCGGATCGAAGGCCATGTCCGGGAGTTCCGCAGTCAGATATTTCGCGGCGAAAACATGGCATATGATGAAGAGTCAAACCTCTAGGAAAGGATAATATCATGAAAGAACAGTTCGAGAAGGCCAAGAAGTTCGTGGTCGATCATAAGTACGAGTTCACCGTTGGCGCGATCGTCGTCGGAGCCGTAACGGCTTTGGCGGTCGTCAAGTGCATCGGCGAACCGGATGAACTGATCGATGTCACCGAACCGGAGGCCATCGAGGACTCTTCCGACGATGTGGATTCCACGTCTGTCGAGGAGTGACATTTTTCAATGCCGTAAAGGCGCTGCGGAAACGTGGCGCCTTTATTTTTCTGAAAGGATTGCAATGAAAGCCAAGATCGGATCTTTTATCGTCATGACCTGGATCATATTCATAGCCGTTCGGGTGCTGTTCAGGAATCGTCGATATTTGAGAACGCTTCCGAAAAGCGAACGAAAAGAAGCGTTTCGTTCGATGCTCAAGGAATCATTTTCCAAAACATTCTACGGCGATATGACTTATGAAAACAAAAGGAGCAACCAATGAATCTTGAATCCGTCAAGGATTTCATCAAACACAACGCGGGTACGATTCTGACCGTCGTATCCTGTGCCGGTGTTGTAGGTACGGCCGTATGTGCTGCCCATGACGCCGTCAAGGCCCGCGACGTCATGCTGGAGATCGAGATGGAACATGATGATATGCCGAAGAGCGAAGTCGTCAAGCACGTCGTGCCGTGCTATATTTCCACGGTCCTTATGGCCGGGGCGACCATTGCATGTGTCATCGGCCATCATCAGATCTCGGCCGGAAAGATCGCCGCCTATGCATCGGCATACACCATGGCCACCAAGGCCGCATCGGAATACCGGACCAAGATCGTCGAGGAACTCGGCAAAGAAAAGGCGCAGGAAATCGATGATGAGATCTCCAAGGAACATATTTGCAAGAACCCTCCATCCGATCAGGATCTGATTCCGGGAATTGGTGATGTTCTGTGCTACGATCAGCTCATGGACCGATATTTCCATTCCGATCCGGAATCCATTCGCAAAGCCGTGAATGATCTCAACTACGAGCTTATCAACGGTCCCGGCCTGTGGGTCAGTCTCAATGAGTTCTATGACAAACTCGGTCTCGATCCTGCTCCGATCGGCGAGGAGCTCGGATGGACCATTGACGACCGACTCAATGTTTCGTTTTCATCGATGCTTTCTAATAACAATATCCCGTGTCTGGTCATGCGGTTCTCCACAAGTCCGGTGGCGGATACGACACGCAGGTACTGATTCGTGATGAAATCATGTCATATAATGAAGTGATTCATTAACGAAAGGAACTACAATGAAGGAATCATTTGGTGACGCTCTTGGTAATGCCATCGTCAAAAACCTTGCGAAGAACGCCGATGTCGATCCGAAGAAGATCGCCGTTGGTTTGGTGGTCACGGTAGCCGGAACGGCGCTGACCGTGGTGACCAAATCGGTGACTCAGAAGATCGTCGGAAACGCGATCCGTAAGGCGAATGACCGAAGGTTGGAGACCGAGAACGAAACCGAGGACATTCTCGAATTGGACGACGAATCGTCCGATGAAAACTGATAGACGTATAGGCTCATGGAAACATGGGCCTATATTTTTCAACCATAACAACCATATATTCCAGAAAGGAACCATATCATGATTAAGAAGACCGTCACCTACACCGACATCGATGGCGTCGAGCAGAGCAAGACCTTCCTCTTCCATCTCGACAGTAACGATATCGTCGATATGTTGAAGAACGGTAAGCTCCAGAAGCTATCGGATGACCTTTCCTCCGACGACGTGTCGGTGAAGACCACAGCTTTGGAGAGCTTCGTCGACATGACGTACGGCTTCCGTTATGAGGAGGAAAAGATCGACAAGGAGACCGGAGAACGTTGCGTGGTGCCTCGATTCCGTCACGCCACGCCCGAGGAGATCGAAGAGTTCCACAAGAGCGAAGCCCATGGTGAACTCATGCTCTCGATGTATACCCAAAATGGAGTGGCCGATTCGTTCGTAGCCACGCTGCTACAGAACGTCAAGGGCTGATCGTGATATTCTCATAAACTATAGCGAGGAGGGGATCCACATGAGATCCTCTCCTCATATTTTTCGAAAGGAGTTCCATATGGCGGAAGTAGACAAGGAGACCTTCGACGTTTCGAGAGAAGCGTTGGGGATTGAACAGGACACAGGCGAGGCAAATACCGTCGCCAAAGTCGTAAAAGGCGAAGTCGTCCAAACGAAGAAAAACAAGGTCCAGAAGGTCGCTGAGACATTTTTCGGCGGCGATCTTCGAGACGTAGCATCATATGTCGTCAAAGATGTCATAATTCCGGCTGCCAAGGACATGCTCTATGACACCGTATCCCAGGGATTCAGTCGTTTGATTTTCGGTGAGATTCGTCCGAGAAACAACTCGGCAAATCGAGGATATACCAGCTATTCATCGATGAGTCGAGATCGTTCAACAGGAAGACGTGCGATCGAAGCCCGAAACCGTAACGACTTCGATGATATTACATTCCGGGATCGTCGTGACGCCGAGGCGGTCATGGACACGTTGCGGGACACCATCGATCAGTATGGTCTATGCAGCGTAGCGGATCTGCTCAAGGCATCCGGTATATCCCCAAGATATACCGATTACGACATTGGGTGGAGCGATCTGGCACGGGCGAGCATCGCACGATGTCGTGATGGCTACGTCCTCAATATGCCGAGAACCGAGAGCTTGCGATGAGCGCATCCGAAGAGCGGCATATTCTGGAAGCGTGGCATTCCAATCCTTTGTGGAAGATGAAGGTCGATAAGATGAGTGACGAGCAGGTCATCGTAAAACTCGATCTTCTCCGCAGAGCCAGAGAATACAGGAGGACTCACCATGGCTGAGTTCAGCACCTTCGAAAAGACGGGTCTGTTTCCCATCGATAAAAAGCGATGTATTTCGGATAAGGATCAAAAATCGCTCCGTATCTGGAAGGATCGCGTCCGTCGATATTTTTCCAAGATCGATCAAGAGGCTCTCGACTATCGAGTAAACGATGACGATACCGGCGTCAAGGTGCTGGAAGACGATGGAACGATCTTCGAGATCACCATCGACAAAGGCACCAGTGTGGCCACGGCGCGTCTCTGTCCCAGCGACGAACCGTGGTCGTTCGAATACTGAACAATATTCTCGGAGACGTTCCGGAGATCCCCGAGATCATATTTCAACGTAAAGGAATAAACATGAGCGTAAAGGAAACCATCGTACGTTTCGGCAACAAGGCGTTGCTGCAACTTGACAAGCATTCCCCGCAGATTCTCGTCGGCGTGGGCATCGTCGCAGGTGTGGCCGCCACGGGCTTCGCGGTATATTCCACGATGAAGCTGGATACCGTTATGGATCATCATCAGAACAAGATGGTGGATATTTCCAAGAAGGCCAAGGAGGCCGAAAGCGACGACGAGATCATCTACGACAACAAGGCGCAGAAGCACGACAAGACGATGGTCTATGTCGAGACCGGAGCCGAGATCGCCCGTCTATATATGCCGACGATCCTGCTGACAGGCCTGAGCGTCGGATGCGTGCTGTCCGCACATCATATTCTGGATGGACGGTACATGGCGGCTGCCTCGGCGTTCACGGCCGTATCCAAGGAGTTCTCCGACTATCGAGGCCGTGTTCGCAAACAGCTCGGAGAAGACAAGGAGCGCGATATCTATCAGGGAATCGTCGAAGAGGAAATCACCGACGAAAAGACCGGAGAGACAAAGACCGTTCGCCATTACGACAAGGACACGATCGACCGTGACGGACTGTCCCGATATTTCGACGAATACTCAATCTATTGGGATAAGACCAATCCCGATCAGAATATCGCGCATATTCGCTCGGTTCTCCACCAAGCGAACGATCGGCTCTATGCCAACGGTCATCTGTTCCTTAATGATGTGTATCGCATGCTTGGAATCGAGGATAGCAAGGAAGGTGCAGTCCTGGGATGGATCATCGATGATGAGCATCAGAACCCCTATGTCGATTTCGGTGTGTTCGGCGTGAATAGCGACGATCCGTGGGATTATAGCAACGCTGAACCATGGGACGGCAAGCTTGGCATCCTGCTGACATTCAACGTGGATGGCATCATCTACGATAAGATCTAATCGATGACATTTTCGGGACGGTCGTCTTCATGATGGCCGTCCCGTTCGTTCAATCAAGGAGTATCCATGAATCTCAAGACCATTGGGTTTGTAGTGGGCGGATTCGCCGCTGGTGCCGCGACGGCGACCGCTGTATTCTACTTCGGTATATACAAGCGGTATATTCCACTGAAGGACCTCGAGCAAGAGATCGCCGATCTGGAACGTAAGAAGCATGAACTTAACCAGCAATTCAAAGACAACCATGAGAAGTTCGTCAACGTCAAGCGGTCAACCGACGAGGCCATTAGGCGCAAGGAGCAGGAGCTTGACTTCTACGACGATCAGATCATCGAGGTGAAGAAGGAATGGGAGGCCGTCAAGGCCGCCAAGACGTATGGCGATCCTAAAGTCACCGAACAAAAGGATATTTCCGATGAACGTGGTGATGAGCTCGACGATGACCCCGTGGGCATCGATGCCGAGGAACCGGATCGGGATAATTTCATCATCGATGACGGCGTTCCGCGATGGGATGGCCCCCTTACCGATGACGAACAGCGTCAGTATGACGAGGCGAACGGGGACGAGCGCATTGAGCAATCAATCATCATGACGATCAAGGCGCGTCGCTGGCATCAGTCCATCGATGATGACGAACCGAGCTATCAGATCTCCGAAGAGGATCACGAGAACGCCCCGTGGTTCATCGATACGGAGAATCTCGATTACTGGGAGGACGATGACGTGCTTGCCCGAGGAATGGAGATCGTTCAGGACCCGGATGCCATCATCAACACCATCGTGCTCAACAGGTTCGGAAGATTGTCGCAGAGTGGTGATCCTAACGTTGTGTGGTGCAGGAATGATATTCTGGAGACCGACTACGAGATCACCCGGCATGACGGATCGTACCAGCACGATGTGCTAGGTATTCCTGAAGAGGAGTCATACCGACCCAAAAAGAGGTTCAATTCCACTATAGCGGCCGAAATGGAGGAGGTCAATGACCGGTAATTCATCGCCATTTTTCAACGCATCGTATATTCAATGGCTACGCCATCGTGTGAATTTCGACGAATACGTTGATCTCAGTATGTCTCTTGCAGCCATACCATTCCGTTCCAGTGTCATGATGGATCGGAATCGGATATCCGACGGCGAGTCGTTACGTGATGCATACACACGCCGAACCGGATATTCGTTGGTTGGCGGTATGCGAGGATGCTCGGTCCTTGAGTTCCTCGTCGCCTTGGCCGAACGGGTCAACGATGTTCTTGCCATCGTCCCGGTCGACGAGGCGTTCTCCATGTTCCTTGAAAACATGGATCTGACACGATGCTCGGATGACTGGTTTCTCAACCAGAGAGATCCGGAGTGTTATATTCAGGACCGATGTGACATCATGATGGATCGACAGTACCGACCTGACGGATCGGGTGGCGGACTCTTCATCGTTCATGATGACAAGGATATCCGCCCATCCGAATGGTGGTGGCAGATGCAGTATTGGCTCAACGAACAGCATATTCCCGACATGTAAAGGAGGCGAAGATGGATCAAGTGCAGGTACGTGTCAAAAAGACAACAAAGGGCCATGAATCCATATTCGCCGATCCGAAGATGCGAGGGTATCACGATCTGCTCATCAAGGGTGGATCGTTTTATGCGGTGTTCGATCCGGATAGTCATCTCTGGTCGCAGAACCTTCAACGCCTTGGCGAGCTGATCGACCGTGATATTCAGGAGTTCGCTGACTCGTATGAGTCTCCGGACGGTAATGAAGTGACCTGCATGCTTATGCAGAACACCTCCAACGGTTGCTGGAATAGGTATATTTCCGGACTGCGCAATCTGGCCGACAGTGATGCAGTGCTCAATCAGCGAATCATATTCGCCAATGACACTCCGAAACGCGAGGACTATGCCACCGTGCAACTGGAATACGCGATATCCGAGGGAGACACCTCGGCATACGACCGGCTCATGAATACGCTATATGCCCCGTCCGAACGTGAAAAGCTCGAATGGGGCATCGGCGCCTTGGTCGACGGTAATGATATTCAACGCATCCAGAAGATGTTCGTCATCTACGGTGATCCAGGAACCGGAAAGTCGACGATTCTCAATATCATCGAGATGCTCTTCCCTGGATACATCGCATATTTCAATGCGGAGGAACTCGGCAAGGGATATCAATTCAGCACCGCGTCCTTCAAGAACTCTCCGCTCATCGGTATCCAGACCGATGGCGATCTGAGTCACATGTGGGACAACACCCTGCTTAATCAGATCGCTGCGCATGAGAAGATCGTGGTCAACGAAAAGGGTGTCAAACAGTACACCGTTCCGCTGAAGACGATGTTATTCATGGCAACGAATAAGCCGGTGAAGATCACCGACGCCAAGTCGGGCATCACAAGGAGACTGATTGATATTTATCCGACTGGTAACACATTGGCGCCGGATGATTATTTCGACTGCATGAAGCAGATCGGATTCGAATTGGGCGCCATTGCCTATCATTGTCGTGAGGTCTACAGGAAGCTCGGGGTCAACCGATATTCCCAGTATCGTCCAACGGAGATGATCGCCAAGACGAATGATATTTACACATTCGTTCAGGACAACATCGACCTCATGGACATCGATGAGCCAGTGCGTCTGGCCGATCTGTGGCGTGCCTATAAGGAATGGTGTGAGGAAGCCCACATCACCGACGTCATGAAACGCTCCGAGTTCATGTTCGAACTGGCTTCATATTTCGAGAACATGGATCGTGGAGCAAGTAAGGCAGTTACCTATCATGGATTTCAGCGAGACAAATTCGAATCGAGAATCGTTGACTCTTCTGACCGACATGCTCGAACATCTGACGACCATGTCTCGTGGCTTCGACTTGCTAAAACGGACAGTCGATTCGACGAACTCTGTCATGATTGCCCTGCACAATATGCTAGAGACGATGAAAGCGGATCCCCGATTGCCAAATGGGCCCAAGTCAGCACCACGCTCAAAGACCTCGACACCAGTCGACTTCATTGGGTTAAGGTCCCGGAAAACCACATCGTCATCGACTTCGATATTCGAGGAGAGGATGGCGAGAAATCGCTTCAGGCCAATCTCGAGGCGGCCCGCAAGTTCCCTCCGACCTATGCCGAGGTGTCCAAGAGCGGACAGGGATTGCACCTCCATTATATTTACGATGGAGACGTATCCCGACTCAAAAACCTTTACGACATCCATGTCGAGATCAAGGTCTTCCGAGGCAATTCGTCCCTACGGCGTCTGCTCTCACTGTGCAACGATCATGAGATCTCCCATATTTCAAGCGGCCTTCCATTGAAAGGAGAGAAGTCCGTGATCAATCAGAAGGAACTCAAGGACGAACAGCATCTACGCAATGTCATCAAGAAGGCTTTGTGCAAGGAATGTTGTCCTGGGACCAAGCCGAGCGTCGAGTTCATCAAGAAGCTCATGGACGAGATGTATGAGTCCGGTAAACCATATGACGTCACTGACATGCGTAATGAGATATTTGATTTCGCTTTGCGGTCGACACATTGGTCTGATTATTGCATCGTTCTGGTGAACGAGATGAAGTTCAAGTCCGATGATATTCCGAAGGGAAGTGATCCGAAGAACGCCGATATTCTCACATTCTTCGATGTCGAGGTCTTTCCGAACCTCTTCATGGTCTGCTTCATGAAAAGCGATTCGGACGTCGTCAAGACATGGATCAATCCTCAGCGGCAGAACATCATGACACTGCTCGATGAGAATCTGGTGGGATTCAACAACCGCAAGTACGACAATCATATTCTCTGGGCGTGGGGTGTCATGGGATACAATAACGCCCAGTTGTATGATCTGTCGATGCGGATCGTCAGCGGAAACAAGAACGCCATGTTCGGTCAGGCATACAATGCATCATACACGGATATTTACGACTTCTCCGCCAAGAAGCAGTCGTTGAAGAAGTGGGAGATCGAATTGGGCATCGACCATCATGAGCTTGGAATGCCATGGGACCAGCCGGTTCCCGAGGACAAATGGCCGTTGGTGCAATCATATTGCAAGGATGACGTCAGGGCCACCAAGGCCGTGTTCGAGCACCTCAAAGAGGATTTCACCGCACGCCAGATGCTGGCAATGCTCAGTGGCCTGACGGTCAACGACACCACCAACACCCATACCGCACAAATCATATTCGGGAACAACAAGCATCCGCAGTCGGAGTTCAACTTCCCCGAACTGTCCGAGATGTTCCCGGGATATGCCTTTGATCGATATGCACTCAAGGATAAGAAGTCCCAGTACATGGGCGAATATCCGGGAGAAGGCGGCTATGTCTGGGTGTATGGCATGGAGAACGGTAATGTCGATCAGGATTACAAGGATATTCCACATCCATGGGAGGTAAAAAACAATGGGTAAGGTTTCGAGCTCCGAATCGCCGGTTCGGTTCGTCAATGAAAACAAATACAAGCATCCATCACACATCAGCGGAAGTTATCTATCGCGATTGTTCCTTCACGGATATTTGATGGCACTTGGTATCGTCAGCACAAAACCAGATCCGAAGAAACGAGCTTTCTATGCTGAAGGGCTCGATGAAATCGATCTCATGAAACTTGTCGACGCCTATAACCATCATCTTGAAGGCAATGATGAACCGCTAATGATATTTGGAAAGGAGCATGCACAATGGGAGACGCATGGCCCATCTTCGGATCGTGTATAGGGCTAATCATCGCGATTGTGATTCTCGTCTTATTTGTTCATGGGAGCGACGATAGATGGTAGAGAAAGAGGAACATCTCGGAGGCATGTTCGGCAATGTCGGACTGCTTGACGTCTCATCCATGCATCCTAGTTCGATTGTTGCTATGAATCTCTTCGGTCCATATACTGAACGGTTCGACGCAATCCGACAGGCCCGTATCGCCATTAAGCATAAAGACTTCGATCGATGCCTTGATATTTTCAGGAAGTTTGTTCCCGAGGAACGTATCAAAGATCTCGAACCCGTGCTCAAGGGTGAGGATTCCAAGGCGCTGGCTCAGGCACTGAAGATTGCCATCAATGCAGTCTATGGCCTGACCAGCGCCTCATTCCCCACCCGGTTCAACGATGCTGCCAATCCGAACAACCGCAATCTCGACAACAAAGTCGCCAAACGAGGCGCCTTGTTCATGATTGCGCTCAAGCACAAGGTACAGGAGCTCGGATACACCGTGGTCCACATCAAAACCGATTCGATCAAGATCGCCGATGTGGACCGCGATATCATCGACTTCGTTACCGCCATGGGTAAACAATACGGATACAACTTCGAATTGGAGTCCATTTATGACAAGATGTGCATCGTCAATAAGTCCACCTACATCGCTCATTCAGCCTACGGCGAGCACTGTGGTGAGTGGACCGCTACTGGGTTGCAGTTCCAAGTTCCTTATGTCTTTAAGACCCTGTTTACCAAAGAGCCTGTCGGTCTAGAGGATTTCCGAGAGACTAAATCGGCTCAGTCCAATATTTTCCTTGATTTCGATGAGGGACTTGGACTGGATGAGCATCATTACAGCTTTGTTGGTAAAGTATCGGCCTTTTCCCCAGTCAAATCAGGATGTGGAGGAGGCCTACTGGTACGTGAGAACAGCCGAGGCGGTTATGATGCAGTATCTGGAACAAAAGGGTATCGCTGGAAGGAATATTCGGTCATCCGAGACAATGGACTATCTTCAGAGATTGACCGATCGTATTACGAGCGATTGGCCGATGACGCGATCGATACCATCGAACAATACGGATCGTACGAATGGCTGATCGACGAGAGTAGTCCATATTCCTCACCGAATCCGGCATCGAACGATCTCATGAAGGAGCTGGCTACATGACCTGGCCCGAGGCGATCATCGTTATATTTCTGGCCGCTCTCATGCTGGTCATCAGCTGGTTCTGCGATCATCATCATTTCTAAACACTATAAAGGAGTTCATCCATGAGTATCAACTTTATTTTCGGACTGATTCTAGCCATGGTCATCGGAACGATCATCAGTTATCTGGCGACCCAAGGAGCTGACTCTTTAATCCGTTATATTCGCAAAAGGAATCGCTGTGAAAAGAACACCTATCTCAAGGATTGGCGTATCGTTGACTTCGATCCAGATATTCCTGCGGTTCGGATCAACGCCGAGGAGTTAACCGATGATGAAGTGATTCTCGATGCACAGGAATTCTGTAAGGATGATGATCGAATCTTCTTCGTCATGGTTAAAACCGATGATAAGGTAAATCTGGTGACCAAGAACGGTGCGCTTGACGCCACTGATATTTTCAATAAGTTCCATAAGGAGGAGAACAATGAGCCGGAAGATGAAGACACTGATCGGAATGACGATCGCGACGACAATAATTCTTCTGATGAAGATCGTCAGTAGCATCGCCTGGATCCGAAATCATATTCTCCAGATGCATGACGAATACGACGAGCTCCGCAGAATCAGCGATGATATTTATACACAGGGATTGAGGATCACGGAATCGATCAATGAACTCGGTTACGATCCCAATGCCGAATGCGATATCAACGACGATTCAAACTTCTCCGACATGGGTGATTGTAATGATTAATTTGACAAATTGTTTGATATGTCTATCAATGGTGGCCGTTGCCCTTATCGGACTCCTGGTAGACTGGTTGATTACGCCGACCGGCGAATACGTCAATGACGCACCGTATCGATATCTAGTGTGGATCGTCGATAACTCACTCCATCGCGGTCGTCATGCCCGTCGATGGACGCATCCGACCATCTGGTGGGCGGAGTATCCGCGACATAAACATATGCTATAATGAAGAGTTATAGTGTATGAAAGGAGTACACCATGGACAAGAAAGATATATTCACCATCACCGGCGCGGTTATCACAGCTGCATCCGGCGTGATCTCCATCGCCTTAGCCTATAAGGAATATAAGACGACCATGAGCGATCACGCACGGATCCAGCAGCTGGAGGATACCGTAAAGTGGATGGTCCAGCTCGATCTTGATGTCCAGAAGGAATCCGATCAGAGCAAGAACTGATCAACATTATAGGCCCGTGCATCAACGCATGGGCCTATATTTTTACGAAAGGAGCAAACCATGAAACAGCGCACCATCGATACAGCCCGAGAGGCGAGACTCTGGATCAGGGACATCATCGTCCCTGCGGTTGGGGTCATCGCATTCGTCGCGCTCAACGCAGGAGCCAACGAGCAGTTCAGGTCCGTGATGGATCATGTTCGCAACAGGAAGCCGGGTCGGCCATGATGATAAATATGTATCGTGTTATCATCAAAACCGATCAAGATACGATCTATAGCACTTATTCGCAGATACCTCCATCCGCATACGAAGCGATCCGCATTGCAGGATCGATCGTTCCTAATCTCGATAATCTTCATTTGAAATCGATAACTGTGGAACGAACGGATTGGATCTTATCAGAAGGAGACCACTGATGCGTGAGGACGAACTCAACGAGCTCATGGGATGTGACTGCGACTACGACATTCGCCCCCATGATGTATATTTCAAGGACCACAGGATCGTTGCCGTGTTCATCTGCACCGGTTGCGGCAAACAGGTGATGGTTGAAGGTCCCATTGAAATCATCTACGACATCGCCGTAACCCGGCATAAGCGCAAGGACTGATCATGGACTTCAACATTCATATTTCACCGAAATTCCGCAAATCAAAGAAGGAGACCACCATGGAGGACAAGACCATTAACGTCAACGACGAGATCAACAAGGCGGGAAGCACTGTCATGGACTTCATCGAACAACATCCGGAAGCGCTGCTCGTGGCCGCCGGTGCCATTTTCTACGTCGGATACAACATCGGCCGCAACAAGTCGATGATGGATGTCATGCGCATCGCGGCCATGAGTGATTGATTCGCGACAAGGTCATCGCTTATAATGAAGGATATTCATAGGAAAGGAATAACGATGACTATTGAACTGCTCGACTATCAGGTCGTGGCCCTCATCCTGATCGGCGCATGCATCGGTGCGCTCGTCTGGTATATTCTCGATCTCAGGTTCGAACACAAGGACATGAGTCGAAGGGAATTCGCCAAACGGGTGTTCCGTGAATTCGCCGGTCTCGGATTCGAGAACCGCGTCGTGAAGTCCGACAATCATGGAATCAATCTCGACTGATTTGTCCATCAAACCATATGGGCCTGTGCGACCGACGCATGGGCCCATATTTTTTAGAAAGGATTGTCAATGGTCCAATTCCCGCCAATGGAGACCTTCAACGACGGCGAACTCCAAGACGGCAAGAAACTGGCGAAGAAGGTGCTGGAGGAATCGGCCGAACTGATGGTCGCCTCACAGCATGACACGCGTGAGCACATGCTCGACGAATTCGCCGACGTCCTCCAGACGCTGGCGAACTTCTACAAGTACTCAGGCATCACCGATAATGAAATCACCTCGGCCATCGATCGGTGCAACAAAAAGAACATCGCTCGAGGCCGGATGACCGACAACCGTCCATTTGTTGAACGGGTGACTATTTATAACAACTGATATTTTTAACCAAACTAACGAAAGGAACAAAGTAATGGCAGTCGAAAAGTATGTGGATTCCCGTGGTCGTGTATCGTACCGCATTCGTGAGGCGAAACTCATCTATCCGAATTTCGCCGGTAACGGAGGTCAGTTCAACGACGAGGGCAATCGCAACTTCAACATTGAGCTGACTCAGGACGAATTCGATTTCCTTACCGACGAGGGATTCCGTCCCCGCATGCGTGAGAAGATCGACGCTGATCCCCAGCTCCTGCTCAAGGTCAACGTAAAATTCAAGGACGATCCGGCCGATACGAGGAATCCGAAGATCCTGTTCAAGACCCAGTACGGCAACAAGCGCCTGTGGGCCGAACATAGGAAGGCCGTGGTGCAGGGTGAGGAGGTCGACCTCAGCCCGGTTGATATTCTGGACTGGGCTGACATCGAGAACATCAATCTGTCGTTCTCCGCATACCGTGGCAAGATGTCCGATCACAACACCGCATATTTGCAGATGCTCATCGCAACCAAGCATGAGGATCCGTTCGAGGACGAGTTCTATGACAATGACGAACCGGATACGGCCCTCAATACCATGACCTTCCAGAAGGTCGATGCGGACCTGAAGTCCATCGAGTAAACCCTATTTTCATCATAGGGCATGGGCGGCGCCATCGCGCGTCGGTCATGCCCTCTTATTTTTAGGAGCATATTATGGCGCCAACAAGCGTATTCGATCGGGCTAGACGATATCTTAGATGCCATCCAAGAGCATCGCTGCTCGTCACCGATGCATGGGAGATCACACCGGATCATCATGAATGTGAAGTGATGTGCTGTCGATGCAATCGATCAACGCAATTCGATATTTCCAGGAATGAGTATCGACAAATGGACAATCGCAAGCCATGGACTTTTGAACAGGAGGGCGAACATGGACGATATTGACCCCGACATGATTGAAATCGCGCTGTTCATCAATCTCATCGTGTCACTATGTATTGTATTTCTTTTTGTCCTATTCACGCTACCTCCTGATGATTCGATGATGCCTATTTATGTCGGCATCATTACATTCGTGGTGTTGGGCGTGGCCGAGATTCTGTGCTGGCTGTTCCATATTCCCTCATGGATCCGCAAAGGAGTGACGTGGATCCGTGACAAGACAGAACCAAAGGAGTAAATGATGACCGACAATCATATTTCCGCAGGACCGATGATGGAGATCACCGACGCGAACTTCGACGCCATCAAACAAGAGCTGCATGACGAACACAAGCTTCATTGCGAGTCTGATCATGATCCGTATATTTGGATCGATACGAACCATGCGTGGAGTGATGGACGAAACATCTATGTCAATGCGGAGTGCCAGAACTGCATGAAGGGATCGGATCGGACACCAGTCAGGGAAGACCCGAAGTTCCATATTCAGACCAAAATGACCAGAAGGAGGCGTTCGGATGATCTGTCTCATTAACGCCATAATCGCCGTTTTCTCGGCCCTTCTGGTCATACCCATAGTTTTAAGCGTTTCGATCGTGTTCGCCTCTCTACGGGCCCTTAAAATGGCTCACAGGGCCGAAAATCGGCGCATTCAGAATCTACAAGGCCGACAT